CGGCAAGTAAGCCGGAGCAACGCCGGAAAGGAGTTCAGAATTGAAGAAAGCAAGTAAGCGAAGAATATTGTTTGCGGCAAGAATGGCAACGATGGTCGGAGCTGCCTGTTTTGCAGTAAGTGGCATTTCAGAAACGCTCGGGCAGGAGAAAGAAAAAAGCCGGCCGATCTACATAGCCACGGAGGAAGTGGCAGAGACGACGTATATGCCGTAGATCGAAGAGACAACACAGCCAACGGAGACAGCAAAGGCAGTTGAGACAGAAGAACCGTTGATTGCAAGCATGGATTGGGACAAGGACGATTCTTACCTGCTATGCAAGATAGCAATGGCCGAAGCTGAGAGCGAAGGCGTGAAAGGAAAGGCGCTGGTTATGCTGGTAGTCCTCAACAGAGTTTGGAGCAATGAGTTCCCGGACACAATCGAGGAAGTCATTTTTCAGAAGAACCAGTTCAGTCCAGTAGCAAACGGAAGATACGACGCAGTAGAGCCGGACGAGGAGTGCTACGAAGCATTGAAGCTGATCCAGGTAGATCATTGGAACGAAAGCCAGGATGCTTTGTATTTTGAGAGCAAGAGCGACAGTAAGTGGCACAGCGAGAATTTGGAATTTCTTTTCAAGTACGGCAAGCACTACTTCTATAAGTGAAAGGAACAGGCGGTATGAGAAGATTTAGAAAGAAAGTCAGAAGATTTGTGAGACTGTATTGGTTTTGGGTAAGCCTGGGACTGGTTCTCACAAAAGTATCGGTTGAAGCAGCGTACATCGAGAGAGGATATAAAGCCTACGGCGGTGAGTGGTTGGTTTTACCAGTGGTGATGATCGTCGGATATTTTGTAAATGAAGCGAGAATGTATCTGCCGGACTTCATCGAAGAATGGAGAGAGGAGAAAGCCTATGAGCGAAGAGTTGCAGAAAATCGTAGACGAGTACAGAGAGAAAGAAATTCACATCTCAGATGAAGAGGCTGAGCAAATCTTATGGTTGTGCAACCGGAAGATGGATATAAGCAAGATTGAGAACAGAGAGGAATACCTGCCGTTGTTATTCAAGGACGAGGTTAAGAACTATCTGTTCAGATGCTCGGTAAACGCTACGACGTTTTTGAGAAGATTGGAGGCAGAAGGAATATGTGTGCAGAATGCGGTATGAACCCCTGCCATCCAAGATGCCCGAACGCACCGGAGCCGGTACCGGTTCACGAATGCGTGAAATGCGGGTATGGAATCCTGGCAGGAGATAAGTTTTGGGACTCTCCGGAAGGGAAGATTTGTGAAGAATGCGTGGATGATATGAGCGCAGAAGAAATATTAAAGTTGTGTGGCGAAAGTCTCACGGAAGCAGAAAAGGAGGAAAGGTAGTATGGCAGAACAGAATGCAGTGGCAACACAGCAGGGAACGCAGTTAAGCGTAGCAGCGCAGGTTAAGAGCATGATTTCCCAGGATGCAGTAAAGAAGAAATTTACGGAAGTCTTAGGACAGAAAGCGCCGCAGTTTTTGGCATCCATTACGAACGTGGTGGCTGGATCAGCACAGTTAAAGAAATGCCCGGCAACAACGATCATGAGTGCGGCGTTTGTGGCAGCAACCTACGATTTACCAATCGACAGTAATTTGGGTTTTGCGGCAATCGTACCTTACAACAACAATAAATACAATCAACAGACGAGACAGTGGGAGAAACATCCGGAAGCACAGTTTCAGATGATGTACAAGGGATTTATCCAGCTGGCGATCCGCTCCGGATATTATGAAAAGATGAACTGCTCGGTTGTCTACAAGGACGAGTTGGTTTCCTACAATCCGATCACCGGAGAGGTTGAGTT